AATGTATCTAGTATTACACAACCTCCTGTAGAACGTAAGGTTAAACCTATGCAAATTACAAATTCAGAAGGATCATACTCCGCCTTAACAGACAGAAGAATATCTGAAGATACTGCTAAGAAGTATGGAGTTAAAGTTGTACATGGTGCTGATGGTAAACCTTTGGAACATCACTACCCTTATTACAATGGTAATGAATTGGCGGCAACTAAAACTAGAAAGGTAGAAAACAAGGGCTTCTTTTTAAAGGGTTCGTTTGAAGAAACTGGATTGTTTGGAGAACAACTTTTTAATAAAGGCGGTAAGTACATTACTATAACTGAAGGTGAGTGTGATGCTATGGCGGCATACGAACTGATGGGGAGTAAATGGGCTGCAGTATCTATTAAACGTGGGGCTGAAGGTGCTGAACGAGATGTTAAAGATAGCCTTGAGTTCTTAGAAAGTTTTGATAATATTATTATCTGTTTTGATAAGGACAAGAGTGGAAAGAAAGCGGCTAAAAAGATAGCTAGGCTTTTCCAACCTAGTAAAGCTAAGATAATGACATTACCTAATGGCTTTAAAGACGCTAATGATATGCTGATTGCTAATAAGCATAAGGACTTTATGGAATCTTGGTGGAGTGCTAAGACATATACTCCTAGTGGTGTTATAAATGTATCTGAAGAGAAACAAAAGTTTTTTAACAGACCTAAGATGGACAGTACACCTTATCCTTGGGAAGGCTTGAATAAGAAATTATATGGTTTAAGACAAGGTGAGTTGGTTACTTTAACAGGAGGAACAGGACTAGGAAAGTCTTCAGTAACAAGAGAACTTGAGCACCATCTTATAAAGAATACTACAGATAATGTAGGAGTGATTGCGTTAGAAGAAGATTGGAGAAGAACCATTGATGGTATTCTTTCAATAGAAGCTAATGCTAGATTGTATATAGATCAGGAACGAGAAAAGTTTTCTGAAGAAGAACTTGACAAATTCTTTGATCTACTATATGATGGAGATAATAAAAACAGAGTGTGGGTTCATGCTCACTTTGGTACAAATGATATTGATGAGATATTTACTAAGCTAAGATTTATGATCATAGCATGTGGATGTAAATGGGTAGTGGTAGATCACTTACACATGTTAGTATCAGCAGTATCTGAAGGAGATGAACGTAGGGCTATTGATAATATAATGACTAGACTAAGAAGTATAGTTGAGGAGACAGGAGCAGGAGTTATCCTAGTATCTCATCTACGTAGAACTAGTGGCGATAAAGGACACGAGAATGGAATAGAAGTAAGTCTTAGCCATCTTAGAGGGAGTCAGTCAATAGCCCAACTGAGTGATTGTGTGATAGCTTTAGAAAGAAATCAACAATCAGACGATATAAATGAATCCAACACAACTAGAGTCAGGATACTTAAATCTAGATACACAGGAGATGTAGGTATGGCAACTCATTTATTATATGATAGAGAGACAGGTAGGTTGAGTGAGTTTGAAAAAGATTCTTATGAAGAAGAGGATGCAGACTTCTCAGCATTGGAGTTATAATATGGATTTAGTATTTGATATAGAAACAAACAGAGTTGGTGATGATGATATTGGTTTAGATACAGTAGACACCTTACATTGTATTGTTGCTCAAGACGTAAACACCGAGGAGGTATTTAAGTTTCCTCCTTGGGAACTTGACAAAGGTATTGAGTTGTTACAAAATGCTAAGACTTTAATTGGTCATAACATTATAGGTTTTGATATACCTGTGTTAGAGAACCTATCTAATTTTAAATTAGGAGGTATTAAAGTTATAGATACTTTAGTTACTTCACGACTATTCTACCCTATAAGGGAAGGCGGTCATGGTTTAGAAAGATGGGGCTATAAGTTAGGCTGCCCTAAGATAGACTTCGAGGACTATGATGAGTACTCTGAAGATATGTTGGAGTATTGTGTTAGAGATGTAGAACTAAACACTAAAGTTTTCAAAGCATTACAACAGGAAGGTAAAGGCTTTTCTAAGGAAAGCGTAGACCTTGAACATTCTGTAGCTTTACCTTTAAGGCAACAGGAGTGGAGTGGTTTTAAATTTAATGTAAAGAAAGGAGAGTTATTACTTGCTGAACTTAGAGAGAAAATGCAAGCATCAGAAGATGAAGTACACAAAGCATTTAAACCTAAGATGGTAGATGATAAGTTAGTTACTCCTTATATAAAAAAAGATGGGGAGTTATCTAAGAGAGGTTTAACAGATGAGGAGTACAACAGATGTATAGAAACTCAAGACGTAAATCCTTTTATGAGAAAAAAATTACAGGAGTTTAATTTAGGATCACGTAAACAGATTGGAGAATACTTACAAGACTTTGGTTGGAAACCTAAAAGGTTTACTCCTACTGGTCAGCCTATTGTAGATGAGAGTATATTAATTAATATAAAGAATATACCTGAAGCAAAACTTATAGGAGAGTATTTAACTTTACAGAAACGTATTGCACAAATTGATTCGTGGGTTAAAGCATTACGATCTGATGACAGGGTTCATGGTTTTGTTATACCTAATGGTACAATAACAGGACGCATGGCACACAACAAACCTAACTTAGCACAAGTACCTAGTTTAAAAAGCTTATATGGTAAGGAGTGCAGGTCTTGTTGGACTGTTGAAGATGGTTATAAATTAGTAGGAATAGATGCAAGTGGATTAGAATTAAGATTACTTGCACATTATATGAATGACGAGGAGTACACAAATGAAATCATTAACGGAGACATCCACTCAGCTAATCAAAAGTCTGCAGGACTTGAATCACGAGATCAGGCTAAAACATTCATCTATGCCCTCATATACGGAGCAGGAGATGCTAAACTTGGAAACGTGGTTGGAGGAAATAAAGACGATGGTAGAAGACTTAGACAACATTTCTTTGATAATAACCCATCATTTAAATATCTTAGAGACAAGGTTTCAAGAGCATCAAAGAAAGGATACTTAAAAGGATTAGATGGTAGGAAGATATTTATAAGAAGTGAACATGCTGCCTTGAATAGTTTACTACAAGGAGGAGGTGCAGTTATTATGAAGAAAGGACTAGCACTATTTGATTCTCTTATAAAACTAAATACTTATGATGCTAAGTTTGTTGCTAACATACATGATGAGTGGCAGATGGAAGTAAGAGAAGACTTAGCAGATCATATAGGAAACTTAGCAGTTGACTGTATTAAAACTGCAGGTAATTATTATGACCTTCGTTGTCCTATGGATGGCGAATACAAAATTGGGAGGGATTGGAGTGAAACACACTAAACATTGTATAACTTGTGGTGTAAAACTTAACAAAGAAAACTGGTACGCATCACGTATTCTTAAAAAAGAATATAGGTGTAAGTCTTGTTTTGATTTAATAAGAATAAAAAACAAAATTAAACAAGGGTATAAGTCGCCCTCTTTGTTTGCTAAGTTCTTTGGTTTAAAACACAAAGTAGATTACGATTCTGTTGAAGAAGGAGATGTTTATATTATAACCAATCCCTCATGGAAAGGATGGATTAAAGTTGGTAAAGCTATTAACGCTTTGGATAGATGTAAAAGTTACCAAACGGCAAGCCCCTTAAGAGATTATAAATTATATTACAGTAAGTTTTTTAAAGATAGAACCGCAGCAGAAAAGAAGGCTCACGCTTTATTAAAAAAGGAAGCTGAAGAAACTAAGGGAGAGTGGTTTAAAATTAAACAAAGCAAAGCTAAAAAAATTATAGAAACAATATGAAAAAATTAGACACATTAGTAGAAGATATATACGACAAGCTATCTGTATTAGGTGATGGTGAATCACTTGATGTAAGTGAAGAAGTATTAGACGAGTTTGGTAATTCTATGAAGGAAGCACTACGTCATTGGGCTAACCCCACACCAAGAGATACAGAAACTTTACGTATGTCTAACATAGGTAAACCTTTAAGACAACTTTGGTATGATCTGAAATCAGAAGGTGAAGAAACGCAACCCCTTGAACCTCATCTCTTTATAAGATTTTTATATGGTCATATCTTAGAAGAAGTTATGTTGTTCTTAGTAAAACTTGCAGGACATAAAGTTACTGATGAACAAAAAGAAGTAAAGGTGAGTGGTGTGCATGGACATATGGATTGTAAAATTGATGGAGAAGTTATAGACATTAAGACCGCTTCTAGTTTTGCATTTCGTAAATTTAAAAATGGTACGTTGGCAGAAGACGATCCATTCGGATACCTAGCACAACTATCCGCATATGAAACTGCAGAGAAAACAAAAGCAGGAGGCTTTCTTGTTTTAAATAAAGAGAGCGGTGAAATTACTTTACATAGACCTAGCTTTATTGACAAACCTCATGCTCGTAATAAAATAAGAGAGGTTAAGAAAGCAATTAAACTTGACAACCCACCTGAGTTATGTTATAATCCTGTGCCTGAAGGCAAGGCAGGGAACATGAAACTTCCTAGAGGATGCACTTACTGTAGACATAAGAACGAATGTCATAAAGATGCTAATGATGGGAAAGGTTTAAGAGTATTCAAATATTCTAAAGGGTTAATGTATTTAACCAAGGTTGAAAAAGAACCTAATGTATTGGAGATAACTAGGCAATGAATGGACGCAAAGCAAAAAGCATAAGACAACATGCTAAACAAATGTTAATTGATTGGCTTAAAACTATGGTTAGTGATGAAGAGGCTAAGAAAATTACTGTAGATAATTTTGTAGACTACTTACCTGCAGAGAAACATGTCTTTGCTAATAGAAAAATGTTGTTGTCTGCATATAGTTTTAAATGGTTTGTAAAAAAGATAAAGACAAAAGTTCGTAAGGAGAATAAGGATGTTAGAAGAATTAAATTTGAAGAGTTACTTGACGATGGAAGAGGATGATATACTAGAACAAGACTTATCAACTATGATAATAATTGTGGGAAGCTATTTGTTTAGTGGTGGAAGTATAGAAGAAGTTGATCATGTAGTTTTAGATAAGATGTGTGATTTGATATTAAATCATTTAGATGGATTAACAGAAAATACAGTACTACACTAATGAAGAAAGGTTATCGTAAACCACGTAAGGTTAGACCAGTCGAGAAGGGTGTACCTAAAGGATATGATTCTAATTGGGAGTACAAACTTCATACAGAACCTTTACAAGACTGGTCGCATCATGGAGATAAAATAAGCTACACAGTAGAACATACATACGAACCTGACTTTCGTAGAACTATAGATGGTACTGAGTATTTATTAGAAGCTAAAGGAAGGTTTTGGGATTACGCAGAGTATAGTAAATACATATGGATAAGAAAAAATTTAAAAGAAAATCAAGAGATTATTTTTATATTTGCTAAACCATATGCACCTATGCCCGCAGCAAAGAAAAGAAAGGATGGTACTAAACGTAGTCATGCAGAATGGGCAGAGACTAATGGGTTTACTTGGTACTCAGAATATAATTTACCTAAAGAATGGACATCAGAATATGGAATATAAATTTAACGAAAAAAATATACTAGAACAGATACAGAGGTATGTAGATGGAACATACGAAAGACATTACGCACAAGGAAAGTATCAAGCAACTGATATGATTATAGATGCAGGACACGGCAAAGGTTTTTGTATGGGTAACATTATGAAGTATGCTATGAGGTGTGGTAAGAAAGAAGGATCAGATGCAGAAATGGACTTGCTTAAAATAATACACTATGCTATAATAGCTATAGCTTTAGAAGATAAGGATTATCATTTAGGAGGAACACATGATTGAAGATAAGATAGGTAAGAAGCCTTACTTAGGAATCGTAATAGACTACGATAAGGAAAAGAAACTAGACAAGTTTAGTTTAGATACATTAAAAGACAGGTACTTGTGGGAAGAGGAGACACATGCACAAGAAGCATTTGCTAGAGCATCAGTATTTGCATCTACTTTTAAAGGAGAGACTGACTTTGATCTTGCTCAAAGACTATATGAATATAGTTCTGATTTGTGGTTTATGTTTAGTACTCCTATACTTTCTAATGGAGGAACAACTCGTGGGCTTCCTATCAGTTGCTTTCTAAATTATGTGCCTGATAGCAGGCGAGGTCTGTCTGATCATTATGATGAGAACATATGGCTTGCAAGTTCAGGCGGAGGCATCGGTGGATATTGGGGAGATGTTCGTAGTAATGGTGTGGCTACTCAACATGGCTCTCGTTCTACTGGATCAATCCCTTTCATGCACGTTGTAGATTCTCAGATGTTAGCTTTTAATCAAGGTGTAACTAGACGAGGTTCTTACGCTGCTTATATGGACATATCTCATCCTGAGATTGAAGAGTTTATTAATATGCGTAAGGAATCAGGCGGAGATATAAACAGGAAGTGTTTAAATATACACAATGGAATTAATATTACGAATGAATTTTTAGAAGCAGTAAGAGAAAATCAAGAGTGGAGATTAATTGATCCTAAGAGTGGTGAGGCAGTTAAGATTATAAATGCTAGAGATTTATGGTGGCAAATATTAAATGCTAGGGCTGAGACAGGAGAGCCTTACATGATTAATATAGATACATGTAATGAGCATCTCCCAAAGCAACAGAAAGATTTAGGACTAAGAGTTAATCAAAGTAATCTTTGTTCTGAAATTGTGTTAGCTACTAACGAAGAACGTACTGCGGTATGTTGTTTGTCAAGTGTTAACTTAGAATACTTTGAAGAGTGGAAAAAGAATGATGAGTTTATTGGTGATCTTATTGTTATGTTAGATAATGTGTTAGAACATTTTATCGAAGCAATAGTAGACACTAGTAGGCTTGGTGGTTATAGTGCAAATTTTGAGAGGTTTAAAAATTATGTTAGAGAAGAAAAAGAAGGAATGGTTAAAGCAGCTTATTCTGCGTATAGAGAGAGGTCGTTGGGTCTTGGAGCGATGGGCTTTCATGCTCTACTCCAAAGTCAAGGAGTACCTTTCAAAAGCTTACGAGCTACTAGTATCAACAACGTGGCTTTCTCACGAATCAAAGAGAAGGCTTTGGAGTCAACTGAAAGACTTGCCAAAGAACGTGGCGAAGCTCCTGATATACACAGTAGCGGGAATCGCAACTCTCATCTTTTGGCTATTGCTCCTAATGCCAGTAGTAGTATTATATGTGGTGGCACTTCCCCTAGTATTGAACCATATCGTGCTAACGTATATACGCACAAAACTTTATCAGGTTCGTACCAAGTCAGGAATAGATTTTTAGAAAAGCTATTTAAAAAGAAAGGACTTACTATAGATGAACGTGAAAAGTTATGGAAACAAATAACCATAGAGAATGGGTCTGTTCAAAATGTAGATATATTAGATGAAGATGAGAAAGATATATTTAAAACTGCACCTGAAATAAATCAAATATATTTAGTTGAACATGCACATATGAGACAAGAATATATTTGTCAGAGCCAAAGCGTAAACTTATTTTTTAGTATGCCTAAAGCTACAGAGTCTCAAACTGTACATGATGAATACTTACAATATGTTAATGATGTACATTGGTACGCAATGAATAAATTAAAATCATTATATTATTTTAGATCAGATGCAGCTAGGTCTGCTGAGAATGTAAACATAAAAATACCAAGAGTTAATTTAGAAGACGTTGAATGTTTAAGTTGCGAGGGATAATAATATGGAATTAAATACAGAAGAATTAAATTTACAAGTACATAATCTACCTGCCGTTGTATTGTTAGAATGTACTGTACCTCCAAAGTTAGTGGATGATCTTAATACTTACTTAGATGAATATAGAGAAACCGCAGAAAAAAAATCTCTTGCTCATACTTTAGTTGGTCAGATTCATCAAGGAGAACAACTACTAATGGATCATAAGCATGAACTATT